AAATGAATCAGATCAACCGCGCCGCCGGTCTGGTCGAACGTCGCGCCGTCAATCACGATCTGCCGCACAACGCCGCCAACGCCCGGCACATCGGAAAACACGATGACAGGGCATGACATTGCGCCGAAATTGTTGCCCGCGCCAATCGTAAAACGGTTGAAGGGATAGCTGTTTTCAACGTGAATGGACGCGCCAGTACAATCTTCCCATGTGTTGTTGACAAACATGACCGATGCGGACGAGCCATGCGACCAGCGCATCCGATAGTGGTGCTGGCCTTGCGCGAACTTGATGCCCTGAAACCGGACCGAACCGCCGCCGATGTGATGGACGCAAGCGCCCGTACTCGGATCGGAGTTGAACACGCCGCCGATCACGGCGCTGTCGCCCGTATCGGGGTTCAGCACGTTGTCGAGATAGAGCGCCGCCGCGTAGCCCCAGGCGTAGCAGTTGAGGATGTGATACGATCCGCCCATGCGGACATCAATTCCGCGCTGGCACCCGTAGTTGGTCGAGATATCTTCAAGGCGGACATGCGTGACGGGCGCGCCGTAGGACATGGTGACGGTCTCGGAAAGCAGGCCCGCCGAACTGTCGACCGTAATCGAGGTTGCGGAGCCGAACGCCGCGATGGTCCGATAGGCCGGCCCGCCCGATGTCTCGATCCGGATGAATTTCCCCACGTCGCCGGCGGTCATGCCGCCGCCGGGAACGGTGACTGTCGTGCTTCCGGAAACAGTCGTGCATGACACCCCGGACACGACATGGCCGATCTTCACGCCGCCGCCTGAGCCGCCATAGACATGGAAATTTTCCAGCGTGGTCGAATTGGCGCGCACATCAATCACTGGCGTTGATGTCACCGCCGCCATGAAGGCCGATCCGCCGGAAATGGCGATGACATCGGTAAGCCCTTCGTGCGTTCCGCCCGATCCCCAAAGATAAATCCGGTTGGTAATAACCAGATTGCCCTTGACGATGCCCGGCGGGATGAACACCGCGCCCGGATCGTAACCGTTCATATTGACGAGCGCCGTTGTGCTATCAGCGGGAGCCGCGCCATGCGGTCCAACGATCACGCCAAACATTCGGATATCGTAGAACTGCCCGCGCGCCAGCTCCCACCACGCGCCGTCCGCTGTCTGTAATTTCATGCCGTGCGTAGGCTCGGACGCGGCCTTGATCCACCGCCCGCCGCCGCCGTCGCCCTGCGTGGCCCAGCCGAGCAGGGTGATGCTCAGGACGCTCGCCCCAAGCGTCGCGCTGATCGCGGCGGCCCGCGTCGCGAAGGCGGGCGGCACCATGGCGGCGCTGCTTGACGCCGACGACGCGCTGGCGGCGGCGCTAGCGGCGCTGGCGGCGGCGGCGGCGGCGGAGCCGGCGATCGCATCGACGTCGGTCTTGCGCGCGGCGTCGTTCGCGCCGGTCGGCGCAGCCAGATTGACGATGCGCTTCGATCCGGCGTCGAAAGCCGTATCGCCCGGCGTCAGCTTGATGACGCGGCTGTAGTTGTCCTTGGCCTCCGCGTCGCGCAGCGCGGCGCGGTCGTGCAGCTGCTGATGGGTCGTCGCGGGGAAGTTCTGGCCGTCGACCAGAACGATTTCGTTCAGGGCTGGCGTCTCGCGGTAGAACTTGATCGTGCCGGCCGGAGCCGGCATGGCGATCGGCGCGCAGGTCGCGAGCTTTGTTCCCGACGCGAGCGTCACCGAAAAATGCACGCCTTGCGTCAGCGCGCTTTCGACGCCCGCCCCGGTGACAAACACGCCCTTGACGTCGGCGATCTTGTCGGCGGGCCAGCCCGTCGCGAAGGAGGTCTCCACGCCCGTCCAGCCATGGGTCGAGCGGACGAGTTCGGTCGAGACGGTCATGGCTGGCCTCCAAACATGCGGGAGAGGTCCGGCGCTCGGAAGGGCGCCTCGCCCGGCGGAGCCCAGAAGTCCTGGGCGAATTTCTCGCGCGCCTCGCGCTCGATGCGGCGGAAGCGCTCGGGCGCGCGCTCGTCGATCATCAGCGCGGCCTGGTCGAAGACGGCGCGCTGCAGGGCGAGCCGCGCGTACCAGAGCGAGGAGCCGGGCAGATACCGCGCGCCGATATAGAGCGCATCGCCGGCGAAATGCGTCTCCTTGCCGGCGGCGGCGAGCTGCGTGTTCTTGATCAGCCATTGGCCGAACACGCTTTCGGCGAGCCCGACCTGCGGACCGGCCAGCGTCGCCGCCCAGGAGTTGCCCATGCGCGTCTTGTCCTGCGCCACGAGGTCGCCGAAGATGCCGAGGCCGCCCGACTGGAACAGCGCCTTGATCCACGCTTTCCGCCCCGCCGCCTCGGACGGATCGAGCGAGAGCGGATCGCGCCCCTGCGATATTTCCTTGGCCTGCATCGCGAGCGCGCCCATGCCCCAGACGGCGAGCAGCGTCAGCGCGCCATGGCCCAGCCGGTCGCCGTCCCAGCCGCGCGCGAAGGCGCGGCCGAAGTGCATGGCGAAGAACGTCACGGGGAAGCCCTTGTAGAGCGCGCCGGCGCGCAGCATCTCGCCTTCCAGCGTGCCCGGCCGCGTTCCTTGCGTCAGCAGCGCCCGCGTGTTGGCGTCGGTCTCGATGACGGCGTGATCCATCTCCTGGTTGAGCATCCTGAGGAAGCGTTCCGAGGCGTCGCGGTCGGCGACGTCCACCGGGCGCAGCAGCGTCGCGCCGGGCTCCGGCTCGAACGGCTGCGACCGCCGCATGGCGTCCCATTGCGTTTCCGTGATGCCGTAGCGCGCGAAGGCCTTCAGGGTGCGCTCGTCCAGCTGGTCGAAGGCCTGGCCGCTCTTGTTGGCGAGCTGCGCCATCCATTCCATCGCGAAGGCGTTGCGCAGCACCGCCGTCCAGCGCCTCAGCCCCGAGGCGCGGATCAGCGCCGTCGACATCTGCATGACCCGCGCCTGCCCGAGCGCGACCATCGTGTCGTCGTGGGCGACGCGCGCGGTGTGCGCCAGCGTGTCGGCGATCAGCCCGGCCTGCGCCGCGCGGATTTCGCTGGTCCCGTCCTTCATGTCGGCGAGGGCGCGGCGCAGCACGGCCATCGCCGGAACCCCGTTGATCCGCGCCGTCATGGCGAGCGAGCCCTGATCGGCAAGGGACGAGATCACCGCCGATCCGAGCTGAACGCCGGACAGATACCCCCGCATCGTCGCCATCGCGTGGGCAAGGCCGACGTCGACCGGCGCATGGGCCGCGCCCGTCACCTCGTCGAACAGGGCCAGCGTCAGCCTCTCGTCGCGGGCGAGCGCCGCTTCCGCCGTCTTGACGCTCTTCACCGAGGCGGCGAAGGCCTTGGCGTCGGCCGGCGCGGCCTCGCCGGACAGGGCGGCGCGATACTGCGCATACGTGTTTTCGACAAACCGCCGGAACGCGCGCGGATCGGGGCCGAGCAGCGCCATTTGCGCCGTGTCGCTGCTGATGTTCTGGATATGCGACAGGATCGTTTCATAGACGGAACGGCCATCGCCGAACTGCTCGCGATAGGCGTTCCAGCCGTCATACCCCCTGAAATGCAGGATGCGCTCAAAGCCGCGCTGTTCCGCGAGCGGCGGCCCGCCGCGCGGCGTGGCGTCGGGAACCCTGTCGTCGAGGCCGCCGCGCGAGATGGTGTCGTAGACCGTGTTGAGGACTTCTGTCAGCCGCGCGTCGCTCATGGGCGCGTCCGTCGCGCGGTCGATCATCGCGGCGCGGTCGAGATGATCCTTCGTGAAGGCGACCCAGGCCTCCTTCGACGCCGCCTTGACCTTGGCCCGGTCGTGGATCTGCGGCAGGTAATTGTCGCGCGGCAGGACGTCGCCGCCCGCCTTGTTGAACTCGTCGACCAGATAGGCGTCGGTTTTCTTCCACCGCCCGGCGATGTCGCGCGCCAGCGCGTCGTCCGCCTTCCCGTCCAGGATGGCGCGGCCGACCGCCTCGTCCAGCGCGGCGTCCGTCTTGAGCCCCAGCATTTTCGGGCGCATCGCCTCGATGCCCTCGGCGAAGATCGCATGAGCCCGCCCGCGGATGTCGCGGGCGCGGTAATGAACGTTTGGCCCGTCCATGATCTCGTGCTGGTCGCGCGCGAACAGCGATCGCAGCGCCCGGCCGACGACAGGCGTGCGGTCCGTGCCAAGCGGCATGGGCACGACCCCCCAGGCCATGGTGATCGGCCGCTTGTCGCCAACGCCGAAATCGCCCTTTTCAGCGCCCAGCGCGTCGGTCGCCGCGCGATACGTCGCGATCCGGTCCAGCGCCTCGATCCGCGCCTCCAGCGCGCGCATCGCCAGCTCCTCGGCGCGGCGCGCCTCGAAATCGACGCGGGCGACTGCGCCCTGCGCCGCCATGCGGTCGGCTTCCGCCGCCGCGACCTTGTCGCGATATTCGTCTTTCAGCGCATCGATCCAGCCCAGGAGCTTGCGCCCGGCCTCGATGTCGACCTTGCCTGTGGCGATTTTCGTCCGGAAGCAGCCAAGGACGCTCATGGCGATCCCCCCTTGCGGAGGCAGTCCGCCAGTTCGTCGCCGGCCGCGCGCTCGCGCTCGATGCGCGCCAGCGTCTCGCGCGCCGGAACGGCGCGTCCCTGCGCGTCGGTTTCAAGGGTGAGAAGGTCGCCGTGCCGCTCAAGCGCGGCGGCGATGGCCGCGCGGCGGCCGGCGTCTACTGCCTGGTCTGGGGATTGTCCGGCTTGGGCTGGCTGGCCTTCAGCGCCGCGCTCGCCTCGGCTTCCTCCTTCAGGCCCCGCTCCTTCAGCGCCGGATCGTTGAACGTCTCCCCGACGTGGACCATCGTCCGCGCCAGGGCGAGCATCACCGCCGAAGAGGCTGGCCTGTCTTGGGTCACGACCGGCTCCTTGGTCGAGGGCTGCGGAAAGAAGGTCGGAACTCTGCACCGGCGCGAGGCCAAGATCAAGGCCGGCGTCGGCCGAAACCTTGCGCGCTTCCCGCGCGTAGAAACGGATCGCGCCCGTGATCCGGTCGACGCCCGCCGCGCGCGTCCCCTGCGGATTGTAGAAGATCGCCATCAGCCGCTCGACCTCCGGCGAAAGCCGCTCGAAGGCATCCTGCTGGGCGAGAAAGTCGTTCAGCTTCTGCCCGGTCTGGCGCAGCCAGACCGTTTTCTCAACGGCCGCCATCAGGTCAGGCGTGATGTCCAGGTCGGCGCGCACGAGGCCGGCGGCGACGTCCGCCCTCAGCCGCACCCATTCCGGCGCCACGGCGACCAGCGCCGAGGAAATGGATTTCACGTCGTCCGTAGCCGCCTCGCCGATGCGCGCCAGCACCGGCGCGTCGCCATAGGCCGCCGCCACCACGGCGTTGCGCAGCCGCGACAATCCTTCGCTCGACAGGTCGCCGGCGGCGTTGAGCAGCGCGCCGCTTTCCGATTGCGGCAGGGCGCGCACGAAGGCCCGCCAGAAATCGCGGTTCGCGCCGGACGCCAGATCGTCCGGGTTGCGAACGGTCGCCAGCAGGTCGGCGCTCAGCAGGCGCGCATCCGCCAGCGCCCGCTCCGTGGCGGAGAGCGCCAGGGTCGCGCCCTTGTTGGCGGCGACGACGAAGGCCTCGCGCCCTTCCGGCGAGAGCGGCGTCAGCCGTTCGCGGATCAGCACGGGCTGCCTGAACTTTGTCACATCGACGCCTTGAGCCGCCAGATAGGAACGATAGCGCTCCGCAGCCTCGCCGCCGGCCGCATAGGCCATGCGGATCGCCATGATGCGCCCGTTGCCGCTTTCGACGATGTTGCCGTCGCCGACGATCGGCGCACCCCGGTCCGCCTCGCTGGACAGCGCCAGCCGCTCCGGATCGAGCCTTCCGGCCATCTCGCGCACCTGCTGCTCGGAGGCGGCCCGCGAGCGGTCGCGCGGCTGAAGTTCGCGCGGAAACGCAGGATTGTCCGATGCGATCAGGTCCGACAGCTCCACGACGCGCGGCTGAACCTCGATCGCCGCCCCGTCCGCGTCGGTAACGCGGTGCCGGTCGAAGATCGTCATTTTCAGCGCCGGCGGCTCCGGCGCGGGCTGCGCCGTCTCGATCGCCGCCGCCGCCCGCTCGATCCCGGCCGCCAGGTCGCCCACGGCGCGCGCGCTCGGGGCCTGCGCCTCCAGCGCCGCGTCGCGCTCGGCCACCAGCGCAGCCGCGCGCAGATCGTCCGGGGACAGCACCGGCTCCACACGGTCCGGCATGGGTTGACGGACGGGCGCTTCTGGTTGACGGACCGGCTGCTCGGCTTGACGGGCGGGCGCGGGCTCCACCGTCATCGCCGCCGGCGCATCCGCCGGGAGCGCCGGCGCGGCCCGCCGCGCTTCCAGCGCCCGCGCGCCGGCCTTGAGATAGACGAAGGGATGCAGCGCCGCCCCGGCCGCGCCGGCCACGAGGATGTTCTCCATCGCGTCGCCAAGGCCATGCTCCAGACCGAGCTGCGCCCGGCCCGCCTGCACGAACGGCTCCTGCGCCGCCTGCGCCGCGGCGTTCACGCCGGCCTCGCGCATCGCGAACCGCGCGACGCCCATGCGCGCCGTGCCGCCGAGCGGGCCGGTCGCCAGCGTGGCGGCGAGATTGACCGGATCGACCACCGCCCGCGCCATGGAGGCCGCGAAGCCCACCGCCGCGCCCGAGAGCCACGGCCCCCGCTCCATCGCTTCGGCCGCGTCGCGCTCCAGCTTCGCCGCCGCGCGCTCGGCCGCCTTGCGCGGATCGCGCATGTCCTCGGGGATCGCCTTCAGCCGCTCGGGCTCCAGCCCCTGCGCATAGGCCGCGAGCAGGTTGGCGCGCCCCGCGTCGGTGAACCCGGCCGGCGTCTGCCGCCGCCCCGTCACCGCCAGCGCCATGTCGTCGAAGCTCGCCCCCGTCGTCGCGCTCAGCGCCTGTTCCAGCCGGTCGTTGGCCTCGCGCAGCGGCTGGCCGACGCCTGCCGCCGTGTCGAGCGCGCCGCGCTTCCACATCGCGTCCCACACCTGGCCGAGGGTGGACGGCGCGGCCGGCGCGCCGGCGGACTGCCGCCGCGCCGCCGCATCGTCGAGAATGGCCTGCTCGAAATCGCTCATCGCGCGCCGCCTCCCGCAAGGAAGCCGCTGCCGAAGTTGAACGAGGGCGAGGGCGCGCCGCGCGTCGCCCCCATGCGCAGCAGCCGTTCCGCCCGGTCCGCGTCCCGCTGCGCCAGCGCCGGCTGCGCCGCGCTCCACAGCGCGTCGCCGGAAAACCGCAGGGGCGCGCCGTTCGCGCCGAGCAGCGGCGCATAGCCGCTCGCGCCCGGAACCTCGATCAGGAAGGTCCCGTCCTTGAGGCCGCCGGGCTTCAGCCGGCCCCGGTCCTTCACAAGGCCCGCGTCGATCGGCTCCGCGCCGATCCTGTCCAGCATGGCCCGGTCGAGCACGCTCCAGGCGTCGGTCATGCGCCCGTGCGTCGCCCCGTCCGGCATCACGGTCTTGTGGCCGTTGAAGCTCACCACCTCGCCGACGAGCCGCTTCGTCGCCGCCTCGATCCCAGCCTTGTCGGACGGCTCGAACAGATGGCTCGATCCCTGCCGGTCGTTGGCGTAGAGCGCCAGCGCGGCGGCGGTGACTTTCGGCATTTCGCCCGCCGGAAACGCGTCCGGCGGCAGCGCGCGGTTGAAAGCGGCGACGATGTCCGCCTTTTTCGTGGCGTAGCCTTCCGTGCCCATCAGCGCCTGCCCGTTCAGGATGTCCGTCGCCAGTTTCGGGTCGCGGCTGGCGACGAGCCCCGCCACCTGCAATTCCGGGCTGTCGCCGCCCACCTGCTTCAGGAAGCCGTTGAACAGGGTCCGCGCGCCCGGCAGGCGCGCCGCGTCGAGGCTGTCCTTCACTGTCGCGATCATCTCGACGCGCCGGCCGGGCGGCATGGCCTCGAAAGCCTGCTTGTAGGCCGCCGCCTCCTGCGGCTTCAGCATCATGTCGGAGCCGGTCCGGTTCAGAGAGACCTGCGCCGCCGCGCCCCGCAACATCACGGATTTTGCGAAATCCGGTCCCGCCGCCGCCTCGGGCGCGGGCAGCGCCGTAACGGGGATGGCCTGCTCGCGTTCGACCAGATGGATCGGGTTCGAACGCGCCAGCTCCGTCGCCTTCTGGTGCACCGTCTCCAGCGCCGTCATCCGGCGATAGCTGTCCGGCGACATGGTCCCGGCCGAGGCCTGGTCGCGCATCTCCGCCAGCGCCGCCTCGCGCTGCATCGGCCCCATGCGGAAGGCCTGCGCCACCATGGGGGCCATCGCCTCCGCGTCGGCGAGCTTGCGCAGTTCCGAGACGGCGCTGGCGTCGCCTTGCGCCGCCGCGAACTCCAGCGGAGCCTTGATCCGCGCCACGGCCGCCGGATCGGCGGCGTAGCCGTCGCGGTACATCGCGGCCAGCGAGGACCGCTGGTCGGACTGTTCGCTGACGAGATCGCGCGCCGCCGACTTCAGCGCCGCCCGCTCTTCGTCGAACACGCCCTGCACGGCGTTCGAGGCGCGATAGGTCGCGGCGACCGAGAGCCCGCCGCGCCCCGGATCGGCCCCGAGCTTCGCATAGATGCTGGTGACGTAGTTGCGCGTTTCCGCGATGGGGATGATCGACGCGAATTGCGCCGCCGAATATTCTGGGCCGAATTGGGCGACGGCCTGCCTGTGCCAGGCGTCGGCGCGCGGCTTTCCCTCCCCGCCCGGCCCGGCATTGTAGGCGGCGAGCGCCGCCGGCAGGGAGCCGTTGTAGCGCTTCGTGAGGTCGCTCAGGTGGAAGATCGCCATGTCGCGGGCGAGCGCCGGATTGGCGTAGAGCGTCTGGCGGATTTGCTCGTCCGACTGCCCGGCGAAGACGTCGAGGCGCATCTGCTGCGCCACCATGCGCGCCGTGCCCGGCATGAACTGCGTCAGGCCCGCCGCGCCGGCCGGGCTCAGCGCGCGCGGATTGCCGCCGCTCTCCTGCGGGATCAGCCCCCGGTCGACCACGTCGGGGATTTTCTCGACCGGGAAGCGCAGCGCATAGGTCGCCGCGGCCGAGGCCGGATCGGCCTTCGCCCGCTCGCCGGCGCGCAGGCTCTCGCGCTGGTCATGCGCCGCCTGCACGCTGGCGCGGTAGTCTTCGCGCTCCTTCGGCGTCAGGGAGGCGAATTGCTGGGGATCGTCGAGCTGGCGCAGCACCGCCGCCGGGTTCTTCACCGTGCCGCGCGACAGGTCCGCGATGTCGATATTGCGGCGGAAGGCGCGGATCTGGCCCTGCCCCTGTTCCGCCGTCAGATGCCCGGCCGAGACGCGCTCGGCGACGCCCTTGTCGTGCTCGTCGAACTGCGCCTGCCGCTCCGCCGGCGAGCCGGCGTCCGCCGCCCGCTGCATCTGGCTGGTCAGCCCTTCCTGATAGGCCGCGTTCGCCGCCGAGGCGGTCTTTTCCGCCACATGCGCGGCCATGCGCTTGCGCGAGGACAGCGTCGTCGCCAGAGCCTCGGCCCGCGCCGCGTCGCCGTCCGGCCCGAACAGCCGGCCGAAGGTGCGGCCTTCGAGTTCGGCCCGGCGCTCCTCGAAGGTTTTCGCCGCGTCGGCGTAGTCCGGGCTGTCCTTGATCTCGCGCTCGATCTGGTCGAGGCCGGTGATGTAGTCGGTCCGTGCGCGCTGCTTGTCCGCCGCGCGGATCGCCCCGCCCACGAGCAGGCCGACGTTCAGCGCGCCCTGGCCGATCGCGGCGATCCCCTGCCGGTCGACCTCGCCCTGCTGGCGCACCGCCTGATAGACCTGCCCCTGCGCCTCGCGGCCCGCCGCCGCCTCCTGACGGATGCCGGAAAGCTCCGCCGCGAGGACGCGCTCGCCCTGCGGCAGCTGCGGCGCGGCGATGCCGGGGGAAAGCCGCTGGGAGGAGACGATCATGGGTACCTGCGCCATGATCTCACGCCGGCTTGCGGAAGTAGGAGGCGAGCTTGCCCGTCGTCTGGAGCAGGTCGCTCGCGACCCCGTACATCGCCTGTTTCTGGATCGTCTGCGCGCTGATCATCCCCGTCGCCGTCGCGCCCGAGGCGCGCCGCCCCGCCGCGCGATAGGCGCCCTCGATGCCGAAGCGCGCGCTGTCGTAGGCCTCCTGCCGCTGCTGCGCGACGCCGAGGCCGGCGAAGCGCTGGCCGGCGTTCTCGTTCAGCGCGCCCGAGCGGATGATCAGCGCGTCCATCTCGCCCTGCGCCGCCGAGCTTGCGATGGCCGCGAGCGGCGAGCCGTAGGCGGGATCGAACCCCGCGCCGGCGAAGGCCGCCTCCTGCGCCCCCGTCACGCGGTCGATCTGGTCGCGCGTCCGGTTTTCCTCCAGCGCGCCGCGCCGCATCGCCACGCCCGCGTTGAAATCGGCGATCTCGCCCTGCAGTTTCAGCGTCCGGTCGGCGACGCCCGTCTGGCGGACGATCGCGGCTCCCGTATCGCCCGCCTCGTCCCAGGCGGCCTGCGATTGCTGCGCCGCGTTCCAGAGCGCGAGGTTCGACTGCCGGCGCGCGGCGCGCGAGCTCATCGCCGCGTTGACCGCGAAGCTCCCGAGCGCCAGCCCGCCCATGATCAGCTGCGGCAGCATCAGCCCGGCTCCGCGAAGGTGACGCGCGGGGAGACGCCCAGCAGCGTGGTGGGATAGACCGTGTCGCCGTTGATCTCGATCTCCAGCGTCTCGGCGTCGCCGCACTCGCAGTTCGCCCACACGAGGCCCGTGCTCAGCGGCTGCGGCGTCGACAGCGCCGCCGCCCCGGTCAGCAGCAGCGGCTCGGCGAAGCCGTCGTTGGCGGAGACGAAGCCGCCCGCGCTCTCGAAGCGCTCGATGGCGATCTGCTTGGTTTTCTTCTTGCCGCCCCGCGAGGGGCCGCCGCGCAGCGCGGCGTCCACGGGGAGCAGACGCGCGCGCCAGACGATGGGCAGGCCCACGATCACGCTGGACGCGGCCCGGTCGAGCGTGATCTGCCCGCCGCCGCTCACCGTCAGCTTGCGGTGCTCGATCCCGTCCGCCAGGATCGCCACCTCCTGCCCGGCCAGATGCGACAGGCCGGAAATCGTGGTGGCCGCCGCGCCGGCGTAGGCGAGCCCGCAATCCACGAACCATGCGCCCGTCGCGGTCGGGGCGTCCGGATTGGCCGCTTCGAAGAAGGGCTGCAGCGCCTCGACGTAGCGCACCGTGCCGCCGTTCACCGTGCGCCGGACGATCATCCAAACCTCGGAGGTCGCGGCGTCCGGCGAGGGGATCACCGCGATGTCCTCGACAAAGCCGTTGGCCATCGGATGCTTGGCCCAGGCCGTCACCTCCTGGTCCGGGCGGAAGGTCAGGCTGGCGAGCTCGCCGTTGGCCTGCCGCACCCAGATCAGGCGGTTGGGATCGCGCTGGTAGGCGAGGCCGAGCGCCCCGCCCGCCAGCATCCGGCGCGCGAAGAGCGTGAGCTCCTGCACGTCGACGCGCTCGTTCACCGCGTCGAACCGCGCGAAGTGCAGCCTCTTTTTCGACCGGCCGATGAAGATAACCCCGCCGTCGACGCCGAGCGGGCGATGCGGCGAGGAGCCTTCCGAGCCCGACGGCGTGGAGCGCGCGTTCGCCAGCGTGATCGTGGCGAAGACCTCCTTGCCGCGCAGCGTCCATTCTGAACTGTCCGTGCCGACCACGATGACGCCCGAGTGCAGCATCCAGCTCACGTCGACCAGCCGGCCGTCCGAGGAGCCGAGCGCCAGCGCGATGCCGCTGTCGTCGGCGTCGGTCAGGGCGAAGTCGTAGAAGTCGCCAAGCTGCGTGAACCAGACCTTGTTGCCGCGCGCCCAGACCAGCCGGTTCTCGAAGAACAGCACCTGCGTCGGCCAGCCGTTGACGTCGGACCATTCGCCCTCCCACCAGCGCGTGGTCGCGTTGCCCGATCCGACGCAACCCAGCGGCAGCTTGTCTATGACCTCGGCCGTGACTGTCGTGGCGTTGGTGTAGCCCGTGATGCGGACATAGCCGGCTGAGGCCGTCTCGAACCGCCAGACCGCCTTGCCCTGCCCGGAGGCATAATCGCCTTCCGTGTGGACCGGCGCGTTCGGGCCGGCTTCCGTGCCCGAGACAACCGAATAGATGTTGCCCCGGTTGCGCCTCAGATTGCCGGCGGAAAGGCTCGTTTCCCCGCCCACCCAGGCCTGCACGGCCGACAGGTCCTTTTCGTCCAGCCGCCAGATCGAGCCGACATGGCCGGCCTGGAAGATCGAGGCCGAGGCGGTCAGCGTCACGGTCCCGGTCTGCCCCGAGGCGTAGATCGTGGTCGCCGTGACGTTCGGCTCCTTCAGCGGGCCGCGCGTGAAGGCGTAGTCGCTCACGCTCCAGCTCGCGTGGTCGCTGCGCGCGATCACGCGCGGCTTCTTGCCCCAGGCGACGAAAATCTGGTTGCCGACCTGCGCATAGCGGATGTTGGGCAGGTCCGCCGTCGCGAAGGGGGTCGCCATTTCGTAGGGCGTCCCCGGCGAGCTTTCGACGACGCCGCCGTTGCGCATCACGCGCATGACGGCGGCGTTGAAGATCAGCATGTAGCTGTCCGTCCGCGCGTATTCGAAGGGCATCAGAAGCCCCTCGGCGGACTGCACCTTCAGCGTGCCGACGTAGCGCGTACCCGGCCGGCGCGTCACGCCGCCCTCGACCATCGGGATCATGTTGCGCAGGCGCTTCAGGCCGGTCTGGTACTTCGCGATGTCCTGCCGCGCCTGCAGCAGCGGATCGACCTCGCCGGCGGTGAAGGCGGTGCGTTCGACGAGCGCGGCGGTCGCCATCAGCGCCCCCATCCGCCATGGCGGCGGGCGGCGAGCCAGCTGGTGTCGCGCCTGACCTCGCCGCGCGCCCCCTCGCGGGCGTCGTTGCGCTGCGCCCGGGCGAGCTCGACGTCCGCGCGCTGGAGAAGCCGGTCGCCGAGCCCGCCCTCGCGGGCGAGCTGCGGCGCGATCTCCGCGCCGAGCCTGAGCTGGAACTGGCGCAGGAAGAGCGCGTCCCACAGCGCCGGCAGTTCGACGCGGCGCGTGTAGTTCACGCGCGGGCTCGCGGCGTTGGTCGTCAGCACCATGATGGTGCCGGCGTCCTGCCCTGGATTGACGGCCGCCGCCTCGACGGCCCATTCGTTCTGTTCAAGGTCTTTCACGCCCCGCACGCGCAGGCATTCCGCCGGCAGCGGATAGCGCTTCGTCAGCGCGCCCAGCGCGGCGACGGGATCGAGCGAGGGCACGACCCAGGCGGACGCGAAGTTCCAGTCGTATCCCCTGAGCAGCGCGTCGCGCACATCGGCGAAGCGCTCCTTGCAGCGCCGCGCGGCCACGGTCGCCTCGTCGAGCGAGGCGATCGGCGGCTGGCCGCACAGGGCCAGCGCGCCGTTCGCCGCTTCGACTTCCGAGGCCGCGCGGGAGGCCATGGGCGGCTACTTGGCGTAGCGGATCTGCGCCGCGACGACGCCGGTCGCGCCGGACGCCGCCTTGAGCGTGCCGATGATGTCGTAAACACGCCCCGGATCGCTCGACAGACCCAGCAGCTCCCACACGCGCTTGCCGGTGTTGGCGCGGGTGATCGCGGCGAAGACGGACTTGGACCCCGCCGACGTGAGGTCGAGCCCATCGGCGAAGACGTCGATGTCGACCGCGACGCCGTTGTATTCGACGCCGATGTCGAAGTCGTTCAGGCTGGTCAGGCTGTCGTGGTAGATGAGCGAGGCGAGGTCCGGGATCGCCGAGGACTGGATTTTACCCAGATAGACCTTGCTGTTGATGCTGTCGCCACTCGTGATGGTGACGGCCTTGGTGTTGACGACGCGCGGGGTGCCCTCGGCGAAGACGGGCGCGACGGAATTGACGGCCGCGGGGTCCTTGAAGGAAGCGGCGTAAAGGGTGACGACGGCCATTTGGCCCTCCATGAAAAGGTGAATGGAGCCGCCGGCGGCGCAGCGTCCGCCGGCGGCGCGGCGTTAGGCCATCGCGACCCTGACGACTTTCTTGTCCTCGATGCGCGATGCGGCGATCCACGTCTCCGCGAAGGGATGTTCGCGGTATTGCTTGGCCGGGTTGGGCTGCGAAACCACGCTCAGCGCGTGGAACGGCGCGGCGACCATGCCCGACTTGCACCAGAAGATCGCGGAGGTGAGAGAGTTGCGGACGATGATCCGCACGCCCATGAATTCCTTGACGCGTTTTTCCTCAAGCACGGCGCGGTTGCGGTAGTCCTTCGAGGTGAACTTTGCGTCCTTCGTCAGGTTCTCAAGCATCGCCGGGCTGGCGGCGCAGAAGATTTCCTCATCGTCGATTTCGACGTCCGCCTCCTGAAAGGCGGTGAGCGCTGCAGAGAACTTGTCGACGGTGAGGTTTGCGCCGCCGGCCGCGACGGTCGTGCCGGCCCATGCGGTCTCGGTCGGGTTCTCGTTGCCGATCAGCCGGTTTCCGAGCAGCGCGTTGGCGTAGTGGATGTTCTTCTTCCGGATGATGCCGGCGACGCCGCCCTGGATGTAGGTCGAGTTGGGCACGGTCAGCCCCTTGACCGGGTCCTCGCCGGACATGAGCTGGCCCCAGATCAGGCGCTTCGGGCGCACCCAGACCGGCTCGTGGCTCGGCTTGATGTCCGGCGTGTCGCCGCCCTCCGGCGCATCCTCGATCGCGTCCACCGCGCCGATGATGTCGACGAGCTGCACCTGCTTGCCCTTCAGCTCCTCGGTCGAGGTGAAGGCGTCGTCGAACATGCCGCGCTTTTCCTGCAGCGCCATGATGAAATTGTCCCGGAACATGATCCGGTGTGCGTCGGTGACTGGTCCGGCCATGGCCGTCCTCCTGGTCGAAGCTGCGGCGCGTCCTGCAAGGGCGACGCGGACCGCGTGAAAACCCTTTGGTTGCTTCGGCCGGTTTGCGGACAGGGAAGCCGCAGCCGCCCTGTCGGGTCCGTCCTCGCGCATGACGCTCGCGTGGGCGGCGGGACTTCTCCCGCGGGGCAGCCGGCCCGGTGCGCGCCGGGTTGGTGGGCAGACGCCGCGACGGGCGGCGCGCGCAGACAACGCAACGAACGAAACGTGGGGAGAGTGTCCGAGGGGTGCGGCTGGTCCGTCGCAACGGGGCCAGCGGGCCGCTCTGGGGAGTTTAACGTCCGGCCTTCGGACGGCGTGGCCCCCGCGCGCCTCGGGAGTTATTGGCGGTTGGGCCGCCCGGAGGACGCAACGCGTTCCGGACGGCGGCGCTTATGGCGTCAGGGCGATCATATTCGCGCCCGCTTGTCAAGCCGCTTCCGGCAGCTTCACAGCAAGCGCCAGCCTGTCTCCGGCGATGGTGAAGCGCCAGCCCAGCGCCTCGAAATCTCCGTCCGGCAGTTCGGCGGGCTCGCTCGCCCAGCGATCGACGGCGCCGGGCTGGTAGGAGCCGAGCCGCCCATGCTCGGGCATGTCCTCCAGCACGGCCCGGGCGAACTCCGCCCGCATCGCGTCCATAACGGGCGTCGGCGCGCCGGCCGTGTTCGGATCGGTCGCGGGCGGCGGCGCGCCCTTTGCAGTCTTGGTCATGCTCGGTTCCTTTCTCTGGGGGTTGAGGTGGATCAGGCGGCCTTCTGGCGCGTCGCCAGCTCGGCCTTGGCCTTGCGTTCGGAGAGCGCCTGGTATTCGGCCATCACGGCCTTGTGGTCGCGGTGCCCCGGATCGTTGAGCGCCGCCCGCTTGGCCGGGTCGCCGCGCAGGGCGCGGATCTGCGCGTCCAGCGCGTCGAGCGAGGCCGGCAGCGGCCCCGCGCCGTCGCCCGTCACGATCGCGTCCTCGCCGATCGCCTGGCCGATCCGAGCGAACATTGAGAGGATCGCCGGGCTCTCGACCAGACCGGAAAGCTCGGCCAATTCGGTCGCCCCCCCGCCGAAGTGTTTAAACGCGCGTTCGGCCAGCGTCTTGTTGCGGTCGAACTCGCGGCCCCACTCTTCCTGCAGCCTGGCGATGCCTTCGGCCCGTTGCTTCTGGCCATAGGCGTCGATCTGCGAGACCGTGTCGTCGGTGAACTTCGCCAGCGCGTCGAAAATCGCCTGCGCCTGGTGCAGCGGCACCCGGGCCTCGTGCGCCGCCTGGCGCACGGTCCTTTCGACCATGCCCAGTTCCTTGTTGAAGGCGTCGTCGCCCTTGCGCGCGTCCGACAGGCGGGCGGGCTTGAGCACGTACTCCTTCGCGTCGGGTTTCCAGCCGATTTCCTGCCAGCCCTGCCAGTCGTTCAGCTTCGCCGGATCGGGCTTCTCGATCACGTTGCGCGAGCGCGTCAGGCGGTCGGCCTCCATGGCCGAGGACAGGAACTTGTTGAACGTCTCCTTGCCGTTCTCGCCGGTGAAGCCCTTGTCGCCGAGCCAGCGCCGCCCGTCGTCGGAAGGCTCGAAGGCGTCGTACCAGTTGCCGGGCGGCGCGGCGGATTGCGCCTGCGTCTGCCCCTGCGTCTGGCCGGCGCCGGCTTGCGCCGTCTTCTGTTGCGCCGTCGTTTGTTGCGTCTGCCCCTGCGTCTGCCCCTGCGTCTGCCCGGCGGCGGCCCCGCCGGCCTGCGCTGTCGTCTGGTCGGTCATGTCACTGTCCTTTCGTGTCGGTGAAGGCGAGCTGCATCAGCCGTTTCATGTCGGCTTCCGCGAGGTGAAGGATTTCGAGGGCGAGCGAGCGCCGCCCCAGCTCGAAGTCGGAGTTCGGCCCCGGCCCGATGTCGGTGAAGAGCTTGGCCCGCGCGGCGATGTCCGCGAGCAGGAACCGCTTGTGCTTGAGCTCCTGGTATTCGGCGAGCGCCGCATGGCGCTCGCCCTTGTCCGGCCAGAAGTGCTGGAACCAGGCGCGGATGCTGGCCGACGTCATGCCGCCCTCTTCTTCGCGGTCGATGAAGCCTGCATGGCGTGGGCCGCGACCGCCGCCGTCTCGACCTGCTGCGCCTCCTGCTCGATCGCCACGGCCTGCTGTTGCGCGCCTGCCCGCGCCTGCCGGATGCGCTCGACGCCCTGCTGCGAGCGCTTGACCGCCGGCGGCGCGCCGGAGACGGCGTGAAGCACCGACTGCGCCTCGTCGCCGTCGATGTTGTCCATGACCGACATGTCGCCGGTGAGCTGCGCGATCTGCGCCGCGCCAGTGACGTAATTCAGGACGCCCTTCGCCTCGTCCAGCTGCTGAAGCTTCGCCAGCGGCGAGACATGCGTGATGGTCAGCGCGCGCTTCTCCAGTTCCGGCGGCGGCGGCGGCAGCGCGCCCGCCCGCTGCAGGATGTTGAACCGGCGCGCGAGCAGCGGCGTCAGCCCGTCCGACTGGATGCGCTCGACGTAAGGCGCCATCTGGCGCAGCCGCTCCATGTCGAACTTTTCCACCTCCGTCGCCGTCATCTGCGGCCGGTTGATGAGCGAAAGGATCGAGAAGAAGAACGCGCGGCGGATCGCCTCGCGCCGCTCCCGGCTCTGCTCCAGCGAGAGCTGGAGGTTCTGCGCCCGGTTGAGCGGCAGCAGCGCCTGCCGCCCCGCCGCCGTCACGCCGCCGTACAGGATGCCGTTGGGCACGATGTCCGAGGCGACGATGTCCGCCATGTCCGTCGCCAGGAGCGTCGGTTCGGCGGCGAACTGCGCCGCGACGATATGCGTGCGCTCCATTTCCTGCAGCATCGCGGCGTCCGGCCGCGCCACATCGCCCGGCCCGGAGGGATAGGCGCGGCCCGCCCGCGTCTTCCAGCGCAGCACATGATAGGGAAACTCGTGATACGCGCCCATCCGCCGGAAGTCCTTCGCGTCGGGCGACAGATAGTAGCTCAGCCACGCCATGCCGCGCGGGCCGGCGACGCCCGGCTTCACGTCCGGATTTTCGCGCACGCAATGGATGATGCGCAGATCCGCCTTGTCGCTGACGCGCGAGCCCATCGCCGCGAGCTCGGGAAACTTGGCCTTGGCCTTCTCGCCCTTCACGCGCATCTCGCGGTGATACCCGACGACGTCGCCGTCGGCGTTGGTGTCGATGAAGCCCTCGTTGACCGGCACATGCAGATCGCGGAAGCGCGCCTGGCCAACGACTTCTTCCGAGTACATCGTCCCGAAGCCGTAGACGCCGAGATCGCGGAACCAGCCCGGCGCATTCGAGTAGAAGCGCGTCACCGTCGAGCCGAGGGATGCGCCGATCGCAGTGCCCACGCTCCACAGCCAGGCCTGCGCCGGCCCCCAGCGGTCAAGGTCCGGATCGCCGGACGAAACGCCGAACCAGCGGTTGGACGGGTTCGTCATCTGCCCGAAAAGGCCGGATGCGAAATCGTCCGCCGCATGGATCGGCGTCGCGTCATAGATATCCTCGTGCCGGTTGTTGTTCTGCGTCGTCGCCCCGTCGAAGAGGTCTCGGTCCTCCGGCGCGAAGAGGCGGGCGTTATCGCGCCAGCCCGTCTCGAACGGCTGGCGCAGCGACTTCAGGTCTTCATGCCGGTCGAGCAGCGTCTTGGCTTCAATCATGTCCGCCTCCTTGCGATGGATGAAATTACGCGCCGGTGAGCGCCGGCGCCGCCGTGGCCGGCGCGCCCAGCGGCGAGCCGCGGCCAAACATGGAGGCGAGCCCTCGCCTGCCGAGCAGGCGCTTGATCCGCGTGTCCTGCGCCGTGCGCGCGTCCTCGCTGTCGCCGGGCGAGAGGGAGGCGCGATAGCTCGCTTCTTCCGCCGCCTTCTGCGCCTCCAGCACCTTGCGGTTCTGCTCCTCCAGCGCCGCCGCCGCCGCCGCCTGCCCTTCCGCGAGCAGGTTGGTCAGGCGCTGCTGTTCGGCCGCCGCCGCCGCCGCCTGTTGCTGCGCCTGCTGCTGCGCGAGGGCCTGCATCGCGAACTCTTTCGAGCCGCCGCCGAAAAACTTGGAAAACCACGCCATGATCATGCTCCTTGGGTTAGGGGCCGGCGCGGCGCAGCGGCGAATACCGCTGGCCCGTCCGGCCCTGCTGGACTTCCTGACGCCGACGCTCACGCTGTTCCTTGAGGGCCGAGCGGCGCAACCGCGCCCGCTCCGAGCCGAGCAGGAGCCCGGCGTATTCAGCCGCCTCCATCACATGGCTGTCCGGCGTCTTGACGACATTGCCGCGCCCTTTCGAGCCCCGGATCGTGTGATAGTGGAACGTGCCATTCAGCGCCCTCACGATGGTTGGGCAGTGGACGCCGTCCACCAGAAAGCCGCCGCGCTGCTTCATCGCCTCGCGGAAGGCGCGGTGGCGGATTTCCGGATCGTTGGTTTCGGCCACGCGCACCCAATCGTCCGACATGCCGAGCTCTTCCGCCAGCCGCCGGCGGAACGAGCCGTTCGGCAGGTCCTCGCCCGTCCCCGTCGCCGGATCGCCGTTCAGCACGAACTCGCAGCCCTTGAAGCGCGGCAGGCCCATCACCCGCTGCAGCTCGCGCGCCAGATCGATTTCGTCGCCGCGCTCGATCACCACCTCGTGGAGGATGCGGACCTTGCCGCCGCCATGCTCCTGCAGCAGCGCCGCCGCCGGCGTCGCGCCGCCGTCGAAGCCGACGATCACCGGCAGGTTGGGCTCAACCCTGATCTCGACCGGCGAGACATGGTCCTCATGCTCGAAGTCGGCGAAGACCACGTCGTTTTCCCGGTTGTAGCCGGGCTTGTTGTGGATCTTGATCTTCACCCACCAGGGGCGATGGCGGTTCGCCTGCTCCTGCTGGACGTAATACTGGCGTCCGACCGCGCCAAGGTTCTCCGCGCCCTCGTCCAGCCCGCCGGGCTGGCGGAACAGGCGGTAGCCCGCCGGCTTCGTCGCGCTCCAGAAATCGCGGAATACCCAGCTGTCCGGCGAGGGCGCGTTGCAGTCGCCGAAGACGCGGCCATAGACCAGCCCGTCCACATCGGGCAGGCCGACCTCGCCGCGCGTCGGATCGCGCCCGATGCGCCCGAGAATGTTGGTGAACAGCTTTTCCGGCAGCTGGTCCATTTCGTTCAGGTAGGCGTCCGTGCACTCGAAGCCGCCGAGGCTGTCCGGGTCCGCGTCGTCCGAGAAAGCCCTGAACCGCGCGATGAATTGCACCGGCCCGTCGCGGTCAACGAACTCGATCACATGCTCGGCGGGGCGCGGGCTCGAGCCTGTGAACGCGCCGACGCCAAGGTCCGGATTGAGAACCTTCTTCCAGCTTGGAATGGTCGCGCCCCAGAGCTGGTCGTAGGTCTCCCGAAACACGGTCAGCACATAGCGCCGCACATACTGCCCCGTCATCGTCCGGATCGGCGGCTGGAGCCGCGCCGCGTTCAGCCCGCGCTTGACGCAGCTCGTCGTCTTGGCCGATCCGAGCGGCCCGTTCAAAAGATCGACCGCGCCGCGCGACAGGATGAACGCGTCCGACACCGGGCCGGCCGAGCCGAACACCCGCGCCCCGGCTTCATACGCCTTCAGGACCGGATCGAGCGAGCCGAAGGAGGTCATGCCGCCTGCTCCCCGATTTCTCTTGCGCCGTCCCGGTCTCGCCACGCGCGGAGCGCCGCGCGAAGGTCGTTCGCGTTGGCGGCAAGCCATTCCATCGTTTTCAGCGCGTCCGTCAGATCGTCGGCGATCAGGGCCTCTTCGGCTTGCCGGCCGATGTTGAGCGCGGACGCGCCGCCGCCCGCGGCGAGCCGCATCTGCCGCGCCAGCACCAGGCGGACCGCCTCGACCTGCCGGGACATCGGGGCCGGCGGCTTCACGCCCGCCTCCCCTCGCCCCGGACCCCGGCGCAAGTCGACAAGGTTCCGGTTCCCCGCCCAGGGGCGTCTGGCCGGCTGGAGGCCGTCCGGCGGTCCGGCGCGCTCAGCGCGGACGCAGCAGGAGGAAGCCGGGCGGGATCGCCCGGGGGTGGGGGGGCCTCGGCATGGGGGGGGCGGGGTCCGCGCGCGAAGGCCTCCAGGCCGCGCCGGCGCGCCGCCGCGATGGCGTAGGCCCTAGTCAACTCAACTGGTGCGCGATGATCCTCAACCCGTTGATGTCTCACGGCTTTTCCTCCCGTTCCGTCGCGACGGACGCGGTTTCTTCTCCCGCCTCAATCGCAAGCGCTTGATTTTCCACGGTTTTCAGGTCCACGCCCTGCGCGATCAGATCGGCCTGCCAGGCCGGCATCCCGCCCGCCTGGTCGAGGCTTCCCGCGCCGCCCGTCGCGCCAATCTGGAACACGATCGACGGCGCGACGCGTCCCTGATCGTCGGTCGGGGCCAGCTTGGCGTGGACGAAGGGCACGAGCTCCTTGGCGATCAGGGTCTGCCGGTCCATCGCTTCGCTGACCTTGATCCGCAGCCGCGCCGCCATTTCTTCCGGCGAGAGGGTCAGCCAGCGCGCCAGGTGCAGGAGCGGATCGGCCCCGACCTGCTGGAGAAACCGCGCCACGTCGCGGGTTTTCGCGCTGGTCGCGCCCTTGGGCCTGCCGCCCTTGCGCTCGGCGGCGGCTTCCTCGGCGGTCATCGCCCGCCCGGCCGGCTCGAAAAACCCCAGCTGCTCGCCGCGCGCGGCCAGGAGCGCGGCCTCGGTTTCCGCCACGGCTCCCGCAATCACGCCCAACACCCCGCTTTTGGCTTTCGCGGTCATGGCCGGATGCTCCCACCCCGGTTTCCGCCCGTAAAAAACCCTTCCGCCGCGCCGGGACGCAGCCAAGCCCTTGATGTTGCTTGCAAAATCGGAAAGTCGGGACGCTCGGGACGGATCGCCTTGAAGGTGTCCCAAGCTCTAACCCATTGATATATATATATCTTTAGAGTTCTTGGGACGATGGGACGATAGGGACGCGCGCGCGCGTGAGAGAACTTCACGTTTGCGCACCGCTCGATTGTCTGGCGTTTTCCTATACGCGCGAGGCCGTCCCAAGCGTCCCGGCGTCCCAACTTTCCATTTTCGCCAGCGATATCAACGCCTTGCGCGAAATGGGGGAGCGTCCCGAAAGCGTCCCGAGCGTCCCAAACCCCGGCCCCGTCTTCCTGCTTGAAATCTTCGGGTTCCAGGGCCGACAGGGTGAAGGGCTGCGATGGGGCGCGGGGATTGTCAAGACAATTGCGGGTCGCCGCGCCTATCCGCGCCGATCCGTCGATCACGCGCTTGTGATTAAGGCGCGCAATCTCGTTGCAACTCTGAGGCTTGGCGCATTCTTCCACACCCTGCGACATCCTGTCGCAGAGGTATTCAATACCATTTTTGTTGACGCCGCATCGGGTATTGTATACCGCATTCGTCATCAGCCCTGCACGGCTGACCAACAGGAGATCACGAACATGGGTTCCATCAGCTACACCTTGAAGCCCGGCGAAACGCTTGAGGACTTCGTTCGCCGCGACAATCCCCGCACGACGTTTGCCGCTATCGAGCGCGTCGGCTCGTATGTTTTCACGCTCGCCTATGCCGACCGCTACGACGCCATCGCGGATTACTATGAGCCGGAGCTTGACGGTCGCTACCTGTGGATCGGCGTCGCCAAGTTTGAAGGCGGCTATGTCAAGTACATGGAAGAGCTGCAGGGACCATACACCTACGCCGCGCGCTGCCCTGCGGCGCTCCTGAAGCGCGCCAGCAGCTTCAAGCCAGGCCCGAAGCACTACGGCGCAGCCTTCCGCCAGCGTCAGATGGAGGCCTGAGCCATGTCCTGCTATTTCGTCGACAAGGAACATATCGACGTTCTCGTCGCGGCTGCACTTGCCGTCCGGCTGGACGTCCCCTGCAAGGCGATTGGATCGTCGGGCGTCGGCTATACGACGATATTGACGCCAGAGGACATGCAGGCGCTTGGCCGCGCGCTTTGGTCCGAGAACCTGCGCAGCGTGACGCATCGTTACCGGCTCGACCGCAACGACGCCAACGACCAGGTCCTGTCCGAGCGCGCCGGCTACGTGGCGGCCCTCAACGCCTATCGCGCCAACTGGCGCGTGCAGGTCAAGTCCATGATTGGCGTCCTGAAGGCTCTTGACGCGTTCGAATATCAGTCCTGCGATCATCCGGAATGGGAAGCCTCGCCCGCGCGCGTTGTCTGCGATCGGCTGCGCTACGCCATTATTTCGCGCCTGCCCGGCTATGCTGACGCGCCGTGGTGCATCACGGCGGACAACGTCCGCCAGATCGCCATTGCCTGAGCCCATCGCCCCGGCGGCCTGCACGCCGCCGGGGCAGTCCCCACGATCACACAGGAGCGCATGATCATGAAAACGACCGAACCTAACACCAATATCGAGCGCCCATGCCATGGCGATTTTGACGCCAGGCGCGGCGATGTCGCTATTTCCGGCGCGCGCGGCCTTTTGGTCGGCGATCAGGTCGCCGTCGACGGCCGCGCGATCGGCGCGAGCACGATCGAGGCGATCTGGATGCGGACCGACTCTATCCGCGCGATGGAAATGGCCCGCGTGCGTGGCGCGTGCGGGCGACGGCTGGCCGTCGGCGTCTGCAGCCTCAGCCCGGCGCGGACCGGGGAAATACAGCGCCGCGCCGCCGCGCCGCTGCGCCCCGCGCGGGCGCAGGAGTTCGACACGTCCGCCCTGCCCCTGTTCGGGGATGGCGCGGCGCAGATTGACCTTATGGACTTGATCGGACGGGAGGGCTGAGCCATGCCGCGATACAACGTCACGCTGGTCGAGACGGTCCGCTATTGGGTCGAGGTCGAGGCGGAGAACGAGGACGAGGCCGGCGATCTCGCCTGCGATGTCTGGGCCGAGAGCGACGATCCCACGAAGCGATTTGACGGCGAGGGCCAGGGCGTGGATGTTCTCCGCGTCACGCCGCTCGCCTGGGAGCCCGCCTGAATGCCGCCCGCCTCGTCCCTCACCGGCCCCGCCCTTCGCGCCTGGCGCGAGGGGCGCGGCCTGTCCCGCCCGCGCCTCGCGGCGCTGCTGGGCGTCAGCGTCGAGGCCGTCAAGCTGTGGGAACGCGGGTATCAGCTCAACCCCGCGCGCGCGCCGGCCCCGCCGCCGCGCATGGCGGCGCTCGCCTGCGCGGCGATCGAGGCCGGCCTTGAGCCGATCGGGGCGCGGGGCGAGGGTCAAGGCGAGCCCTCCTGAAGCAGGTCGCCGGCCGCCATGTCCCGCCGCGCGCGCGCCTTGCGCCCGGCGGCGCGGTGCGCGGCGTCCAGCCGGTTGTGGCAGCGCTGGCAGAGCGCCCGCAGGTTCTCCGGCCGATTGTCGGTCGGATCGTGGTTGAGGTGCGCCACGGTCAGCACGATGCGGATGATGCGGAGCCGCGCCGTCTGGAGCCCCCTGCACCACGCATAATCGCCCGGCTTGGGCCAATCGAGGCCAAGGGAGCATTCGCCTTGCGACGCCGCCGGATAGAATTTTCCACCATCCCGTCCGCCGAGCGCGTGGTTCGGCACGCCGCAGTCCTCGCAGCGCTGGCCGGCGCGCTCGCGGATCGCCAGCGAGATCGCCGGCCAATCAGCGGGATAAAGCGCGCGGTTTTCGGGGCGGATCGGCATGGGTCAGAACGGGATGGCGTCGCGCGCGGTCTGCAGCGCTTCCGCGACTATTTCGTCAGTCTGCAGCCTCGAGCCATCAAACCAGGTCACTTCATAATGCGAGGGAAATTCGGCGCACGTTCCGGGGCCAACGATCACCATTTTTTGGCCGCCACATTTCAGTTCGACCACATCGCCCAGCGCGAACAATTGCGCGCGACCGGTCGCGTAGCGCACAGCCGCAGCCTGAGCGCACGTCGGCTTGTCTGCCCGTTTAGCTCCGCGTCTCACGCCCGTTCCTCCATCTCCGTCAGGAACACGCCCACGGGCGCGGACCATCCGCGCCCGCCGATCCGGCTTGATTTCGCCCGTTTCGCGCCGGGCAGGTTCTCCATCACCTGCTGCCAGCCGCTCGTCGCCGCGCCGCCCCGTGTGCCCCATTGCGTGCCGTCGAACAGCCTGGCGAGGCCCGCGTGCATGTTGGGCAGGGTCACGGTCGCCTTCTTCTCCGCGCCGTCGACGAAAATGCCGTGCTCGCGCAGGGTTTTCAGCGCCGTTCCGGCCTCGAAGGGCCTTTCGTGCTCCTTCATGCCGTCCGGCGTCAGCCCGGCGGCGATCGTCACCAGCGTCGAAACGGCGTAGGCCTGCTTGGTGTTGAACAGCTCGATCGACTTGGAGTTGAGCCAGACCAGCATGGATTGGGAGGACGTCACGCGATGCGCCGCGCCGGCCAGATGCTGCACGGTGAGCGCCCATTCGTAGGCCGTGTCGCTGTCCGGCTCCCCGTCGAACAGCAGCATGTCGGCCATCGCGAAGAGGCTGCCGTACTGGTCGCAGGAGCGGGCGGTGTGCCCCTGCACGCGCAGCGCCTCGCGGTAGCGCTCCAGCGTCTCGCCCCAGCGCGGCCAGTGGTCGATGATGCGGCGACGCAGCGCCGCGCCGATGCCGGCCGCCTCGCCCGGCGTCAGCTTGGGCGGCGTGATCGAGGTCAGCGCGCCCAGCGCCAGGATCGTGATGCGCGTCAGATCCTGCGAGTTGAGCGGCGGAATGATGATGGAGGAGAGCAAAAACGCCGAGCGCGCCGTGAAGCCGCGCACCTTCGCGTCGGGGCTGCCGCGCAGCACCACGCCGCCGGATGCGGACTGGCGCACGAGCTCGACCATCGCCTTCATCTTCTGCGAGTTCGGATCGGCCTCAGCCTCGTCGATCGCCACGGCGCGCGACGAGAACCCGATGGTCTGGAAGATGCCGGCGGCGGTGGCGTCGGAGCTCGACAGCAGCGCCTTGCCGCAGACGCTGGCGATCAGCGCCTGCAGCGTCGATTTGCCCGAGCCTTCGAGCCCGCGCACCCAGACCATGGGGCGCCAGGCCAGCGCCCCGCCCACCAACATGCAGCCGACCTGCCCGAGCAGCATCAGCGCGGCGGGGGAGATGTCCTCGCGCCCGCCGATCGCGAGGCGGAAAGGCGCGTCGTCGTCGTCGGCCCAGATCCAGGGCCAGCCGTTGAGCAGGCCGAGCAGCCGGCGCGCCGCGTCCGGCCCGGCGCTGTCGGCCGGGCGGGGCAGCGGCGCTTCGCCGGGGTAGATGTGCGCGCCGAGGTATCCCGGCTTGCGCCAGCCCTCGGCGGTGAGGATTTCGTCGCCGTGATGCCAGATCAGCCCGCCGTCCTCGGCGAGCCACGCGCCCGCGCCGCGCAGCTTTTCGGCCGGATCAAACACGCCGACGCGCCCGCAGGCGTCGATCAAGCTTTCGGCGGCCTGGTCGAATTTAACGCCCGTATGCTGGCCGTTCCTTTCGTTGAATTTTGGATAGTTGCTCCACAACCACGCAATATTCGTGGAAAAAAGCCCCCGCATCTCATCCGCCGAATGTTTCCGGATCGGCGGCAAAAGCTGCTTGTGAGGATCGAGATACCAGCACGCCCCGTCCCGCGTGCCCAGCGGCGTCACGGGGCAGTCCTTGGGCAGCGGCTTCACCGGCTGCTTCTTAAGGGTCGGGCGGGGCGGCCCGTCGTCTCCGTGGGCAGGCGGCGGGGATGCCCCATCCCCGCCGCCGCCCGCGTCCCCGCCAGCGCCGCCGGGGAGGAGAGGCGGCGGCGTCGGCGGTTCGCAGAGGGCGTCGACCTGGTCTTTCGACCAGCCGTAGAGCTTTCCCATGCCGCGCGCCTTGGCGAGGCCCTTGGCGTGATAGATGCGCAGGATGCTTTCGGCGTCCCGCTTGCGCTCGTCCTCCGCGCGGCGCTCGGCCTCGATCCGCGCCCGATCGGCGGCGGCGGCCTGATGCGCCTCCGCGATGGGCCGCAGGGCGTCGTCCAGCGGAAGCGGCGTCGCGGTCATGCGGCGGCCCTTTCGATCAGCGCCTTCGCCCGCTCGCGCGACAACGGAGGCATGCGATAGCCGTGCCCCCAAACCGTCTCGATGCTCAGGCCGAACAGGGCGATCTTCTTCCTGACCTTGCACACCAGCACGTCAACGATCTTGATCTCCGGCGCATCATCCGCTCCGGGCTT